GTGCGACTCAGTGGGCGAGATTACTATTGCGGAAAATGGGGCACGCCGCAGGCTGAGGCTAAATATCACCGCCGTATCGCCGAGTGGCTCGCCACCGGGGAAGACATGCCTCCGCAATCCGTAACAACCATGGCGGAATTGCTCGCCGGCTACGCCAAGGAAGTTTCCCGTGTCTATCGCAGGAACGGACGCAAGACACCAGAGGTATACAACCAGGCTGCCGCTATCAGACTCGTGGCCCGTCTCTATGCCGATACGCCGGTTACCGACTTCGGCATACCGCAACTCAAGCGGTGCCGCCAGGCCATGATCGACGAGGGCCGTGTCCGCCAGGCAATCAATCGCCACATCGCGCGGATCCGCCAGATGTTCGAGTGGGCTGCCGAAGAGCGACTCGTGGCACCGGCACAACTGGCTGAGCTGAAATGTCTGCGACCTCTGCGATCCGGACGCGGTGGACGGGAAACCAAACGCGTCCAGCCCGTGGGGTGGGAAACCGTCCGACAAATTGAGCCTTGGGTCTCGCCGACAATATGGGCGATGATACAACTCCAGTGGCATACCGGAATGCGGAGCGGCGAGATGACCATTATGCGAACCTGCGATATTGACATGACAGGCGAGGTCTGGCTGTATCGGCCCGAACACCACAAGACCGAACACCATGGGCACGAACGAGTCGTGGCCATCGGCCCGGTGGCCCAGGAGATATTGAAAAACTGGGTGCGTGCGGACGGCGGGGAATATCTCTTCCAGCCCTGCGAGGCCGAAGACGCTCGCAACACTGCCAAGCGAGAAAGCAGACAGACGCCGCCCTGGCCCAGCCATGACCCGGATGTTCGACGACGGCGACGACACCAAAAAAAACGCAAACTGGCAGACCACTACAACAAGGACTCCTACGCCCGAGCTATCCGCCGGGCGATAGCCAAGGCAAATGAATCCAAAATCAAAAATCAAAAAACCGAAATCGAAACCTGGACGCCTCACCAGTTGCGACACGCGTTTGGCACGCGGGCCAGGCAGCAGTTTGAGCCTGACTTTGTGCGGACTTCCCTGGGGCATTCGTCGGTGGATACGACGCTGATTTACGCCGAGCAGGATTTATTGAAAGCCGCGACGGTGGCCAAGGCGTTGGGGTAGAAAAGTTATCAGTAATCAGTAATCAGTAATCAGTAAAAGCGAAAGACACGGAAAATGCGAAAGACTATTCCCTATTGCCTATTCCCTATTTGCCTATTCCCTATTTGCCTGCTTGCGGGCTGTGGCGGCGTCGGCGCCGGTGGCCTGGTGGTGGATGTGCCGCCGCCGGGCTGCTACGCCGTGTTGAGGGTGGTCGATGGCGACACGCTGGACATTGGCGTGCCGCTGGCCGACGGGGCGGTGCTGCGGCAGCGGGTGAGGCTGCTGAGGGTCTACGCGCCCGAGCGGGGCGAGGAACTCTACGACCAGGCCAAGGCCGACCTGACACGCCTGGCTGGCCAGCGGGTGAGACTGACCTACCCAAACGCCAAACGTAAGCGAGGCTACTACGGCAGACTGCTGGGCACGCTGTGGCCAGGCGACAATTCCAAAATCCGAAATCCGAAATCTAAAATAGCCCCGCGACAATCCATCAACGAGCAGATGCGAAAACTAGGCTGGACGAACTATGGCCGGGGCGGGAAGCGGAAAAAGAAACGCTAGGCTTGATACTCAAAGTCCCATTCGAAAATTGCTTTCTCGATAACATCCCAGAGCGGCGAATTGTTGGTGGACGGGCCAAGGTCTTCAAAAAATCGAGTTGGGCACGCCATTTTCCCTGAATGCGTACCCGTCGCAAAATGAGTGTAATGGATTGGCTCATTTTCCATGTAGTCGGTTTCCCCGCCTCCATGAGCTGGCTGAGTATGCCAAGGCGACTGGTACCAATGAGCGGCTACTAACCTGTCTGGCACATCGGCTAGGCTACCGAAATATGGCGATGTTGTTGTTGAGTATTCGTTGCTGTTACCTTGGTGTTCCGAATAAGTGTATGTCTGACTACCCACATGGGCATCAGCGCCGGAGCCTAACAACTCCCATCCCTCACTATCGTAATTCTGCCACCATTTCCATGTTACCGTATCGCCTCCTGATGGGTTATTGCAAATGCCCGCATCGCTACATGTTTTTTTCAAGACGTTTATGCCACCATAAAGTTCATTGAAAATCCACGGGCCAATAATGTCGCCTGGCCTTGCATAACCATAAGTTGTAATGATGTCCGGCCCGGCGGATTGGTCTTCGGCCAGGAGCCATTTCTCGCCATCGTACTCGTAGATTTTGCCGTCGATTTTTTGCCAATGGCCATTACTATGGACATAGGATTCCGGCGGCACACGACGAATGTAATAACCGCGGCGAGGCAGAACAGGATCGCCCGTTTGCGTTCCCCTGTTTACGCCACACGCATAACACGCGAGATTACCCTGACCGTAAAATGTCCAGTTATACCCGTTCCATCGGACATATTTCCCCTCGTGTCCAGCCCAATCGCCAGTGGCATTATCCAGCACCAGGTAGTTATCCTCGGGAGGGTCTGGCGGAGAGCTGGACGCTGAGACAATATGGTTCAGCGGTATATCGCCGCCCCCCGGCGGGCCGACAAACCTGGCCCGTTGGCCTATGGCAGCGTCATTACCTTCTTGATCTGTTTCAGCATCGAGAGATGAAATCCGGCGGGGATATTTACGGGTGAAGCTGCCATTATTATAGGTTTTTATCCACTGCGATTCGGCGGCATTGTAGCGATAGGTATAGCCGAGGCTGTCGACTCGGTAACCATCGGCAGGCGTTTCGAAGGTTAAATTATAGGCATCACCTTCACCGCCCTGCTCAACTTTTCCCTCGCCGTTTAATATCCAGTGCAGCGTGCCAATTTGTCCGGCATGGCCGGGATAATTATTTGAGCAGGCGAACCGAAACCCCTCGGGATATAAATGTGGCATATAGTCGCCGTTCCACCAATCGACGAGCATGTTACCATCCCAAAGCGACATATACTCATTCGGTTTGTGCTCGGGCGGAATACCGCAGGCATCCCAAAAAGCGACAATATCGCCACTTATAGCAGTTATCTCGTCGGGAATATCATCTAAAAAAAAGGCACCAGCTCGGCGATGTAATGTTTTTTGCAAATCTCCCCAGCCTGGCAAATCTCGCGGGTGATAATTGGGATTGTCATATGCCTTGTGAGGCGTAGCGGGAGGCGTAGCGGGGCCTTGGGGAACACCATAGGTAACAAATACTCTGCCATTCGGGCCTCGCCAAATAGATTTTTCGTTGGGGTGCGCGGTGTCGCGGCTCGGCACTGCGTCCCATGCCGAGCCATCCCATTTATAAATTATCCCTTGCCATGTAACGGGGCCGGAGTATTCGCCCATGTCGCCCCATTGGTCATTATGAAACACCCAGTATTTATGCAGCGGATAGTCGTTGGAGTGGTAATAGAGCTTTTCCTCTAGCTTGGAAAATTCCCAATAACTCTTATTTATCCACTCGCCCTCCCACACCCAATGTCTTATCCACGAAGCCCGGGAGTTTGGGTGTCCTGCCCAGGCGCCGGTCGGAGAATCGGCCACGTAATAAATATCGGTATGATTAGGGTTGCTTGGCGGATTATTGGTAGGGTCGTCGAGGATATGTTGCGGAGCAGGTCTAAAATGCTCGGCGTATCGAGGAGGGAGCCAGACTTCATTAAGTGAAGGTTCCGGTGGAGGCAGCAGGTCGTAATAATCTATCTGGCCCCAGTTTTCATTGCCCTCGGCATCGTCGAAGGGCCAGTCGGCGTCAGCGTTGCCGAAGACAGCCTGCTCGCGTTCCCAGATGGCCTTGGCGAACTGTTTGTAAAAATCCCACGTGCGGTAGTTCGTGTCAAAATCCGCAGGCCATGTCCCAGTCCATCCAGCCATTTTATTCTTCCGGGTCGATCATCATGGGGTAGTCGTAAATAGGCGTGATAATCCCCCCCAGTGATGTAAGCTGATTGACCATCCCCGGCAGCCCGTCTACTCGCCGGCCTGCTGGTTCTGCCGCGGCGATCGCGGGGAGGTTTGGCTCGGCCTGACCCAGGGTGCCGGATGTACCGCCCGGAGCCACCTCCGCCTGGGCCTGGCCCTGGGCCGTGGCGGCAGATATCATCGCCGCCGGAGCAGCGGACATAGACCCTCCCCCACCGACGCCGACGCTACCGCCGCCGCCAAAAACCATGCCCACGGCGTCCAGCTCGGCAAAGTCGGTCTGGACGGTCGTAGTGCCCTCTTCAAAATTCCACTCGACATTACTAATCACCGCCCGGACGCTGGTGGACTGGCCATTGACCTGCAAATTTTTGATCATCTCGCCCGGCAAAAAATTTGTCGTGAATCTTTTGTAGTCCAGCTTGATAGCCCGGCGGGGCTTGCCGTACCACGCCTTGGCCATCGCCGCCACCGCCGCCAGTCGTTCGCGGTCGTTCCGCAAGACCTGCCCGTCGGTGCCGTTGGGGTGCCCGCCCAGCGACGAGCCGCCGTCGGCGACCTTCCATTTGGTGGACGGCATCAACACCCAGCATTGAGCGTCGGGTACGCGGATCCGCAGCCGGCGGGGGAAATCTTTTACCGTCCGCAAAACCACGCGAACCGACAGCCGCTCGTCGGCCCACAGAGCAACCGTCGCATACAATTTCCGCCAGTCCAACTCGGGGAGTTTGTCCGCGTCGCCCGTGAATTGGCCCAGCCCCAAAAAATGCTGTGGAGTAGGTTGCACACGAAAACCCAACCGGTCATCCAGCATCCAGACGCTCAGGTTCGGGTAAGTTTCATCATAATCCTTGAGCTTGTGCAGCGGGACATAAAGGTCATCAGCCTCCGTCTTTATCCACACCAGCGGAGTTAAAAACTCATCCGGCGTGGCGGGGGTGAACGTGGCGGCGTCATTGGCCAACGGTATCTGACGCTGCAAAGTCTTGCCGGTCAGGTACAGTCCCGCGGGGTTGTCCGGGTTTTCCCAGTCGACTTTACCGTTGTCGTCAATTTTCGGCGGGCCACCTCTGGTACCGTCGCCAATGGCGAAAAGTTGCTCGGCCTTGGTAGCGGCCAATTCAAACGCCGCATAGACCTTGCGATATCGGGTGTTGCGTCGTTCCTCCTCGCTGGCGGTGTTGTACGCGGTCGCGTCCGTCCCTTTCCACCCGGCCTTGAGCGTGCCAGAGGCAACCGACACCGTGCCGCAAACCAACATCGGCTCACCCTCAACGACGATCTCATCATATTGGGCGTCAAGGCTCTTGGTAGTCTCGACCGTAACCAGGCCGGAAACATCATCATCCTCGACATCCAGGGACGCGGTATCCTCATCCAAATCCACATCGTATTGATATTGGTTTTCCACCAGCTCCACCCCCGCGAGCGTAACAGGGGAATCGAACACGCTTGTAATACCAATGTTCGGTTCCTCCGCACTTTCCGGGTAAACGATACCCCAGGCAAAACCACGCTGGCGGCGGGCGATGGCACTGATATTCTCGCCCAACTGTCGCAGCTGGGGCCAGACGTCGATAACCTTTTTAAGGTTCTCGCTCGCCGGGGCCTCGTACAAAGTGAAGTATGGTTCCTCCGGCCCCCAGGCAGCCAGAAGATATTCGATAACGTCATACGCCGTCCACTCCACCCCGTTGGGGGAAAACACATAACACTCCACCCCGTTGGGCAGAGCGTGCTTCTCCTTCGAACGATTGCCGGTCAGGGACAGCCCGCGGGCAGGCCGCAAATTGAACGGCAATATCGCGTCGGTCAGCTGCAGCTGGCTACCGTCATAAATATGACTGCCGTTGATGTCGCAATAACGGTTCAGGAGATACTCCAACCCATGAGCCTTAAACTCCATATCGCCGGTGGGTATACGCCTGTTAACATCGTCGGGGAACATGCCGCCGGGCATATCGCGAGAGGAGGTTATCCGGCCCGTCCACAAAACAGTCTCCATGTCCGGCTGGATGATACGCACCCAGCATTTGAGCAGACCGTCGAGCGGTGGCGAATATTTCCGAAACGTATCGTCGCCAGGCTTGCGAATGCTGCCATATCGCCAACGCAACGTAGCCTCGGACATCGTCGGGGGGAGGGCTATATTACAAGACACTACATCCAACCATGGCGAAAACTGCCAGTCGTCCGCCCAGTTATCACGTATCATCACATATGGCGCCGCTGTGTCTGTTAGCAAATCAGTCATAGTTGGCTGGCCTCCAGGTGCTCTATCGCTGGCGGGCCTGTTGACTGGGCTACCGTCAGCGGGAGGATGTAGACCGGCCCAAGACCCGGCGGGGCGTCGGCGGTTATCGCCCTGGCTACCAGGCGGATTATCTGGCCGTCGGCGAAAACATTATCCGGGCGGGCTACGCGATGCGACAGCCTGGCCCCGACATTGACCGTGGCCAGAGGACTACCCCAGGCTGGATGATTGTCGACCAGCGGGGCGAGTTGCACGCTCCTGGCTACGCCCAGCTGGCCCCGGCCATTGTAGGTGATGTCAATCTCGATCTTCCCGCCGGCTACCGGACGGGCGGCGGCATAGACCAGGGCGTTGGGCGGCAAAGCATACGAGCCGAACTCGTCGACCGAGACGATAACCTCGGCCTTGCCCATAGACTCGACGCCAGCAGCCGTAACCACCGAGATACCCCACTGCCAGGTCGTCTCGGGCAACTGGGCGACAACGACCTCGGCTGTCCCCGCAGGGACAGAGTCGACATACTCCCACTCATCAGATTCAGACGGGCGGCGGTAGATTTTGTATTCATCAGCCATTTTTTTAAGGAGCAGTATTCAGGAGGCCCCAGCAAATAAGTGCTGGGCAGAGAACGCAGAGATCATTCTTAAATCTCCACCATGCCTTCAGGCTCAGGAAGCTCTTTCTTCGCGTCCTCAACTACCAAGCTCGTCAGCGGTTCGTTTAACCCGTCCGCATAAACAGCGAACTCAGCAAACAACTGCACATTCTCAACGTCAATTTCGTTGTTCGACTCGTGCGGGAGAATCGCATCTTCCCAATTTTTGAAGATAATCCCGCCGTCTTTAGTGTCTGCGAACTGAGAACCCGGCCCCTTGCGGAAGAACTTCTTGAACTTCTCCGGCAAAGTATCGTCTTCGAGCTTCTTCTTAATCTTAGGCCCTGCTTTTATATAAGCGGCCTTTGATGGGTTTTGTTTTCTTTTCGGGATTACTGCTTCTTCGTCCATTATGATTTTCCTTGATTATAAAGTGCGAGAATTTCGTTCGCGGACAAAACACGAGGGTAAAATTGAGCTGTTTTTGGGGAGCCTTGGAATGGATAATTACCACCGACTTGTCGCCACAGCCTGGGCTTGCCATAGACTGTGCCGTCAAAATTACTACTAGCCCAGCTAGGCGAGCCAGTTGTAGGTTGTAACACGCCATTGACATAAATATATACGTCGTCGTTAGCAATATCTATTATCCCAACAATGTGCAACTGGTCTGTTGTCGCAAATGTGGTCGTGGTTGTCTTGGACTGAAACGACGTGCCAGGTCGGTCGCGTCCCCCTACTCGGATTTTGTTATCCGCCATAAATTCTACAACAAACTTTGTGAGGCCGGAGACAATGCTACCCTCTATCAACGTTTCCCTAATACCAATTCGATTGCGACTCACTGTCGCAACAAAACTACCGCCGGGCTTACCAGCCAGGATTGTCATTACAGCGGCGGGCAGCTCTGTATAATCTTTATCGCCGTCATGGTACTTGCCATCAGGTGAAAAGCTATCGCCTTGGATTAACAGCACATCGTTATCAGCCAGAGCCTCGGCGGTCGTGCCAAGATAGCCTCGTGTATCTGTCAGAGTGTTAGTCGAGACATTGGTAACTTGCATCAGCTCCGCAGAGTCAGACACGCGGATAATATCATCAGCGGCAAACCTAGAGCCATTGTCAACAACAAAGGTCGTATCAGTCATTGGGTCTGTCCATGTAGCATCGTTAATCGCGTCTACGCCCTTGACCCAGCTATCCCCGCCATTGGCTCCTGTGTCCCAGGTCGCACCCACACGACTCATAGTGTGGCCATTACCAGACCAGTCAATAATGTCGCCACCGTCTCCCTCGTTGCAGCGATACCAAGCGTCAAAGCCAAACTCCGCTAACCATTGCTGCGGGAAATTGTGGAATCGTTTTGCGTCTGCCAGAGTAGGCGGAGAATCAAACCCACCAATGGCAAGGTTTTTCATTTTTCCGTCATATTGATAGACCATAGAAGGATGAATGCCCCACAAAATATCTTCTGGCACATCTGCTTCAAAAGTATCACGGGAAAACGCTGGTGTCATTGCGAGGGTCTCAAGTAATTGGCCATTAACCCATATTGTGGACAAGTTATCCTCTGCATCCACTAGTACGAGCAGCGACACCCATTGGTCTTGTGGTAAGGTGTTAGTGGTTATTTCGGTCGTTAACGAATCACCTTTAGCTGTCGCACAAGATACGACTAGGGTATCATTAAAATATAAACGAATAAGGACTCGAACAGAAGCTCCCCCAGAATAGCGACTGTGATGAATAGTCTTATCATTAGAGCCTTCAAAATAAAACCAACCCGCCATCACAGCGTAGCGATGACCGCCCAGAGCGTCAAACGGCGTGTCAACCTCAAGATAATCGTTAACACCGTCGAAGCTCACGGCAGGCCGCCCGTAGACCGTGCCAGAGTTGATACCTGGATATGCCAAGTCGCAGATCTCGCCTCGACGGGCAGCGGGCGAGCCTGCGAATTCGTAGCTCGCGACCAGGCCTGGAATGTTTTTCTTCTCGATATATTTTTGCGCGGGTATCAGCATTGTTTGCCCTAACTGGTAATTGCCGACAGTGCAACCTTGACCATCTCCAAGTCGCAGGCCGCGTCGCCCCAGTAGTAAAAACTGGTCTCCGCCGGGCCAAGTTGTTTGTAGACCGTTTCGCCGGGACGGACGAGATTTACTTTGTTCGAGTCTGCCGTCGAGTTGGCCGGGCCGATGTGGACGTAGCCGTCCAGGCCTCGCAGCTCGTACACGGCTCCGGCGGTCAGGCCTGTCTTTTGCTGGGCGGCGGTTGATACATTTAATAGTTCCGGCGTGCCGTCTGGCTGGAACATTACCGCCGCTCCAGCTCCGATTACTGTATTGTTGCTCATGGTTTTTTTATCCTTATTTTTAAGGTTTTTTTTGCGAAACTATAATTACGAAACCTCGACATCCCAAATACCTATAATAGATGTCGCATACCAATACTCCTCGTCCGTGGCGATGAGCATGATAGTATCGCCCTGGCCAGTGGACTCGATGTAACCTGCTGCGACGGACTCGACGCCGGCGACGCGGATTTTGTCGCCCGCCGCCGCCGTGATACGGATTTTGTTGCTCGCGTCGGCGGCGATAAAAGGGAATGACAGACCCGCCGCTGCGGTCGGCAGAGTGTGGTAGTTGGTGGCGGTAGCACCTTCATTGGTCAGCACCTTGCGGCTCTCGTCGGCGGTCAGGACATTCGGCGAGCCGACGCCTGCGGTGTTTTCCTCGACCGTCATGTGCCCCCGCTTGATGTCGGTTACGGCTCGGTTATCGACCGTGGCGGTCTTGACGGCGTTCTCCGCCAAGCCTGCGGTGTCGTGCGTGTGGAGTGTGTCGGCGTTGGAGCCATCGGTCAACTGCTCGGCCTCGGCGCCTGTGATGTCTGTGGCGGCGAAAAATGTCTGAGCCTCGGCTAGCAGGGCGAATGTGCCGATGTCTATCCACGACGCCCCGTTGAAGCCGACCAACATGTCGCTGTCTTCGACCAGGCAGCAGGCTCCCTCGGTGGGGACTATCTCCGTCCAGGTCGTGCCGTTGTACTGGTAGATGTTGTTGGCGGTAACGGCCTGGCTGGTCCAACTGCTCGTGCCGGTGACGGTGTTGATATAGCGATCGCCCAGGGTGGGGCTGCCAGGCTCGGCGATGACAAAATCCACCTCGTCCAGGACAGACTCCTGCCAGTCCAGGGTGTTGAGCGCACCGGCCCCGCCGGAGCCGCCGGCGAGCGAGAACATCGCCGTGTCTCGCCTGTCGGTGATACCCACGATCGCGCCGCTGGCGGTAACGACCTCGGCCAGCCGGATATGACTCGTAACGGAAGGCACGGGGAAGCCCGTCGTGTTGATCGTCAGCGTTCCGTCGGCCAGCAGGTAGATGTAATTCGTGGCGTTGTCCGTGAGGGCCTGGGCGGAACTACCAGCATACTCGACCAGGGCGTCGGCATTCAAAAACTTGCCGGACATGACGGAGACCTGTAAGGCCGTGTCCGTGGATTTCTGGAAAACCCGCAGCGACACCAGCGGCAAAAGCACCTGATCCAAAAACCACTGGCGATACAGCTTGTTGCTATAATGTGGAAACTCGCCAACGGTCATATAAGGCAGACCGCTATCGCCAAATGCACCTAGGCCCAGGGCCGATAATACGCTGTCAGATGGTTTTTTGACTTCCATGTCTAAATCCTTTTTTCAAAAAGTTTTCAGTAATCAGTTTTCAGTAAAAACAAAAAAACTTTCGCGTCTTTCGTAGTTGCTTTTGTTGTTGTTTCTGCTTTTACTGATTACTGATTACTGACTACTGACTACTGATAACTGCTTTTCTTTACTGATGACTGTTTTTCGGGTTTGCTTGCCACTCGACGGTCAGTTGCTTGGTGGGCAGATCGTATGCTTTTGGCTGGGCGTCTGTTGGCGGGTGCGGGGTGCCGGCGGGCGATATGACGGTCTCAATGGCGTCGGCGGTGTTGATGTTGCCGAACCGGTCTACCGGGCAGACGGCGAACTTGTAGGTGCCGTCCTCGAGGACACCGGTGGTGTATTCGAACCAGGTCGTGCCGAAGCCGTCGGGGCCATAGCCGTCTGGCCCCTCGCCGTTGGGGAAGCCGCCCTCGCCGAAGCCGTCCGGGCCGGAGCCGTCGGGGCCAAGCCCGTCGCCGATTTTGTGCGGGGCAAGTTCCACAGGCCAGGCGTCGATCGGGTTTGCATTCAGCGGGTCGGCTTCAAAATCTATTTCGCCGTTCCGCGCTGACATGTACACAAAATATCCACCGCCCAGCGGAACCCCATGGCCGGCGGCCCAACGCAAAAAAACCTTCGCAGTTTTCGCCCTGACAGTAGCCATTACAATCCCACCGCCTTCCGCAGGGTCCAGATCGTCCGTAGCTGGGTGGTGTCCGACGCGGACACTCCCGTCCCTACCGGGTTGAGGATGGCTCGGACATGCTGCTCGACGCCTTTGATTATCACCAGGTGCGTAACGTCAAACGAGTCTACGAGGGTCGCCACGGTACCCACCAACCTGGACTGAGCCTCCTTGGCCGCTTGTGCCGCGCTGCCGTTGGCATGGGTGGATATGGTCTCGATCGTGCTGTCGGCGGAGCGCAGACCAATAAGGCGGTCTTCCATGCCGTCGACGCCGAGGCGGGTTTTGTTGTCCATCCCCTCGACAGGCTCGGCAGGCGAACCTCGCATAATCGGATAATCTACGCCGTCAATACTCGCCATTATGGTGCCCCCTCAAGATGTGCGTCGGGGTTGGTGCCACCTGTAGCTTTCAGCAGATTGCGGCTGGCGGAGTTCAAATTCCGGGCGGTCTCATTGGTCTGGGCAGCCTGTTCTTTACGCAACCTACCCTCGGCGATCATCAAATCCACGGCATGGCCGGCCTTTTGAATAACCAGGCCGGCCTCTTTCATTTCGTCGCGGCGGCCTATACCGGTGGTCTCGTACATCGACACCCCAAAACCATCCTCCAAACCCTCCAGGGCCACCGATGCGCGGGTTCGTAGACCACGGTCTATTTTTTTATTGGCGACAATCTGTTCGAGTTTTGCCCGGGCATTATGCATGGCTACAGATCGGGCGTTGCCCTTCGTCAGACCGAGGATGCGAGCATTCCGGGCTTCAGAGCTGCTGGTCATGGCGTCTTGAACAAAGGCTTCCGCCTCGTCGGTTAAGGCAACATGGGGAGCCTCGGCAATGCCTTCCTTCATTTTGGCAGCTTCTTTGGCTGTTTTGGATGTGCGTATCTTTCGCAACGCCCCACCGGCTTTGATCCAGTCCAGGTTTATTTGTCCGCCAGTTGCCGCTTGCCCCGCTTTTTTTAGTTCCGCCAGCCTGGCAGCCGAGGCCGGGTCGGTGGTGGCCAGGTATGTAGTGGCGATTTCCTCGGGGAGTTTAAGTTGTTTTATTAGCTTGCCCAGGGCCTGGGGGCCTTCCGAGGCGGCGTCGGCCAGCATTTTGCCCTGGAGTTCCATAAGCTGTGTGGAACCCATGGATGACACATCCATCCCCGCGGCCTTGGCTACCTTACGCATGGTAGTCGAGTTTTTTTGCGTGCCGCGCATCATCTGGCGATAGGCGGTCTTGACCTTCCGCGGGTCTTTCACGCGGAAACTCATCGCCGCGATCTGTCCCATGGCCTGGTCAACATCAATTCCCCGCTTGATGGCCTCAGGGAGTATCTCGTTCAAAATCCCGCCGTATTCCTCCAGTGTTACCATAGACTGTTGGGCATATGTCCGAGCCTTGGCCATGAAGTTGGCAAACTCTTTGGGGTCTGTCGCCCCAAGGGCCTCGCGCGCTGTCAACACCAGGCGGCCTGTAGTGTCTCCGCCGGCACCGGTCAGACTGGAGGTTTTCAGGGCCATGCCTTTTATTCTGTTCAGGTTGTCCTGGCCGCCGACATCTTTGGCTTTCAGCCCCGACTCGATAGTAAAGGCCGCCTGCTCGGCGGTCTCGCGGGAAACATCATATTTCACGGCACTGCGATATGTGCTCATCAGGGCCGCTTCCTGGCTGGTTCCCCGAATATCCGCCAATGCCCGAGTCCCCGACCCGCCGACCTGCTCGGCTGCGGTGCGGGACATCTGGTCCACCTCGTCGTTGACCTCCTTCATCCTTTTCATCAGCTTGAGTACTGCAGCGCCGATAGCTCCTGTGGCAGCTACGCCAGCGGCACCCCAACTGGTAAATGCCCGCGTGGAAATCCCCAGCCTGCTGGCCAATTCATTGGTAGCCCCTGAAGTTTTTTTGAAACCTTTTCTGGTCTTATTGGCAGCCCGACCCCCGGCAGCTTCGACATTGCGAAACCCGCCGGCGATCTTCTGGAGCGAGGACCATACCTCCGCCTCGTCAGATGTCATCGTAACATGAACCTGTCCACCAGAGCCGCCGCCTGCCATTTTTCAAACTCCCTATTGCCTACTTGCCTATCTGCCTATTGCCTGGCTACTGTTCTCCAGCCACATCGCTATATCCGCACATGTCGGCCAGTAGTCCGGGTTTCGCCCGTTTATCCACATCCTGTATTCAAGCCACCGTTTGTATGGGGCCGGGCCGTGGGGTATCAGGCAGAATTTTTTTTTTCATCATGTCTGTTTGCCTCCTCTACCTGGCCCTGGGCAAGCTGGCAATAACCGTCGAAATCTATAAGCGTCCGCAGGATGTTTTCCTCGCACAGTTCGTTCAGCAGGCCAAGGGCACGTATTTCATATTCGCCCAGGCGATAATTCGTCCGTAGGCACTCGACCAGAATTTCCTCCTCGCGATCCGGTGCGATCAAGCCGTCGGTGATTTCCTGGGGAATTTCCTCGCCGCGTTGCCCCAGTCGCACCTGTTGTGAGAGCAGGTCATAGCAACCCCACACTTCCAGAGACATGTCGAAAAGTTTTTGATACTGCGTGAGGGGGTTGTCCGTCTTTTGACCCTCGGCGGACAGACCGCGAGACCTCGGGCAGTTTCTCGCTATCGGTACATGCCACTGTCTGCCGTCGCCCAGCCGCACGGCCTGACCGGGTACCTGGCGGTCTCTTGCCAGCTCGTCCGGGCCGGGCGGATTTTCCTGGGAAAAACCGAACCAGTATTTTTTGTCTTCCCCGGCGGGATACCAGGTCTGGTCCCCGGCGTCATAATCACTCAGCTCACAGCCCGTCGGCGCCAACAAAACGCCGCGTTCACCGTCGGGGCCTAAATCGATAGCACGGAACGGCCCGAGAGCAACATGCCCGTCATCGCGAAAACCCAGCACAGCCGCCAGGCCACGATTGATTAGCTCGCCATCGGGAGGTGCGGAAAGACCTGGAATGAAATATAAAAAACCCGCCATGATTATTTCTCTTTATTGGGTTGGTCTTTGGATTTTCCAGACACAGCCATGCCCGGATGTTTCAGGGCCTTTTCAATCGCCGACGCCGAGGTGGCCAGGTCAACGGATACCCGTTGCAAAACTTCCGCCTGGTCAGGAAACTTTTGTTGTTGGTTACCCACCAGGGCGTTGAGCATCCCGCCCAACTCACCAGCAGCCTGGTTGAGGTTCGCCGCGTGAGAGTCAATAACCGCCACTTTGTTAACAATTTTCTGTTCCATGTTTTTCTCCCTATTCCCTATTGCCTATTGCCTATTTGCCTATTAAATCGATGAAGCCGGATCGATGGTAATAATCGCCCCGGAATCCTTGACCGGCGTTACGGTTATTTTCGTGTTGGCCTTCTTCGACGCGTCGCCTGATAAATCCTCGATATGCACATAACCGGTGCAGCTTATCTTGATGGCGCTGTTACCGTCTCGCAGCCCGAGGTTGTCGAGTTTTCGCAAATACCAGGTGAAACTGGTCAGTTCCTTGCCTATCAAATCCAGGTCGGTCATGCTGAAAGCTGTGCGGCTGGTCAGATTGATGACCGGCTTGCGGGCCGTGATATAAGCCAGGGTTGGATATGCCCCCCCCTCGTTGGTCTCATTCTCCACTTCCAGCCCAAAATTCAGTTCGCCGCTCTCCAGATCATGGGCGTTGCCGTTGATGGTGCAGGGGCCTATTGTGTACGCCTCGCTCACCACACCATTAACGGCCTGGGCACCGGTGGCTATATCTACCGGGTCTGTCCCATCGGCACTGATGGCTATCGCCCTGGCCTGTATCTCGGCCATTTCCTCCTGGGATGCACTGAGGCTCTGGGGTAGCAAAAAACCCTTGGCGTAGGAAACTTTCAGGTGGCCGGTGGTTTCCATCGCTCCGTATGCCTTGACCTTGCGGTACCACGCCTCCAGGGTCGTGCACTCTACGCCGTCTATGCCGCAGGCTGTCAGAAATGTAGCGATATGCCTGGTGGTGAACTCGACGCTGTGTTTGGCCGACATGACCGCGGCGAATGTCGTATCTACGCCGTCGCCACCCTCGGAGCTTAATTCTATTTCCGACTTGACCGACTGACTCGTCATACCGCCGATTGTCAGGGTGGGGGATGCTGCCTTTACCAGTGCTATTCGTGCTCTGTCTCGTTTATCAGCTGCCATGATATTCTCCTACCTGCCTATTTACCTATTTGCCTACAGTAATGGTCTGACGCCGCCTGTTGTTTCTGAACTGTGCTGTGGTGTACCTTTTCATGAAGCGGGCCATGTCCACCCGCTCGGTGTTGTTTATAATCGTCAGCTCGGCCCGCAGATCGGGCATCTCGCTGCCGCGTCGCCGTAAAAACGCGAATACATTGGCCCACATGGTGCCGCGGACTTTTGCCTTCTTTTTGGTATCGCTCCGCTTGATCTTTATTCGCCCGGCGACTTGTTTGGCCATGGCCCCGGTATAACTCAGCGGAGCAGGGCGAGGGGCGTAGCGGTTTTTGCGGATTGAGTATCTCTTGGTTCGGGGTACGTAGTGATATTTCCTTGCCGCTCCGGACTTGAAATGCTGGGGCATGGTCTTTCGGTGCCACTCCAGCAGCATTAGTTCCATGCCCTTGCCGGTGATGGATTTCTTGTCGGCCAGCAGTAAATCCGGCGTGCCGACATATGTGAATTTCATTTGATAAAGCATGCATCACTGACTCCACTCAAATTCCCATGTCGCTCCGATAACCGGTAACTCGCCGGCGGCCTGGGCCTGGTCGCTCGGACGGCCAGGGCCTTCAATTATTCGATGGCTGGAGATGAGCAGGTGCCCATCCTCGCCCGTGAGGCTTTCTATCTCGGCAACAATTTCGCCGATGGCGTTGGTGTAGTTGAGAAAAATATCCCGCTCGCTATCGCCGGTCTGGGGCGCTTCGAGACTTAGCTCCAGGGTCTGGCTGTGATCGAAACTCGGCGGCTCGGTCTGTCGCTCGCCGGAGGCTCCCGAGCCGAAACCTATAATGGCCAGCGGACGGTTGGCCAGGCAATCGTCCTGCGAATCTTTCTCATCGTCTTCATAGGCAATATAGTGGATTCGGCCCAGGGCCTGGGTCTTGCCTGTCGGGGTTCCCACATCCGGGGCAGCTACGCCAACCCATGTCTGAAAAGATTCACACTCCCCGAGCAGATCGGCCATAGCGGCCAGAGGTTTGGAAAACATGCCTGTAGGTTCAACTGCCATTTTTTTATTTCTCTTTACCTACAACTGACTACTGATAGCTGATTACTTTTTTCCTTTACCGATAACTATCCGTCGCGTTGCCTTGTTCCTTGCGGAGCCGCCTGGCTCGTTTGATATTCAGCACGCTTATCACGCCGGACTGTTCGGCAATGTTCTCGACGGCGTAACCGACATCGTCAATCACGCACAGCTCTTTTTCGCGAGGCTCGGCGATATCGCGTCGCAGGATGGTTATTTTCCGTGTCTCGACGTATTTCCCGTCCTGCATATCCCGCCGCACCGGTTCGACTACGGCGGGAATTTTGCTTTGAGGTTCACCCTCCGGCGTGTAATAAATCCATTGGGCCAGGGAGCCTGGCGCGTCGGGGTTAAACCCCACAGACTGCAGGCCCATCGCAAGAAGGTTTTCGGCGGAGGTAGGCATGTGTTACAGCCGCGCGCCTTCGTGCGGAGCTACCGCGTCGTGGGCCTTACCGGCTCGGGCGGCGTCCACCTCGGCCTCGGCCTTGGCATAGCCCAAAAACCCAACAATCGCCATCAGGGCGCCTATAGCCTTGGGGACATACTGGGCATAGGGCGATATTTCCGAGACGCCATCGGCGGCTTGTTCGACCTGTTCCACCGGCACATCGGTAAACATCGCGATGATCCCCACTACTATGATGGTTACCGCCGAGAGAAACTTGCGTGATGTGATTTTTGTCATGAAGTTTTTCATTTTCATTTGCTCCTGCTCAAAAGTTTTGCGATGAATGTCGCCCCTACACCCAGGAGCAACGCCCAAAACCACGGTATTCCAATACTTGTGGCTACTCGCCGGACGGTGTGTCCGACGAGGTCTGCGAGGTTTCGTTCGGCTCCGTCGTTACCTTCGCCGGAGCCGGCGAAGGGTTTGGAAACCCCGTGCCTCCGTCGTGGACGACGATATTTATAACGCTACTATTACCGCCGGTGCCACTGGCCTGGGCGTCGGCGCTTGTGGCCTGGCCGGAGGCCTCGGGGCCAGCTGCGCCCTGGTTGACGGTGATCGTAAAGCCCTGACCGCCGACTCCGCCGGTGCCCGAGCAGCCCATGGATGCCAGGGCCAGAGCCGAGGCTACCAATACGATTGCGATAGTGCTGGGTTTCATGTTCATGGTGATTCCCTTTCTAGCTGGTCTTCAATGCCCATCTTCATTCCTATACGGACAATGTTGCGGGATGTTCGCCAGACCGTCTGGCTGATTTCGGTGAGGTTTTTACAACGGTTGTCGCATCGTTCTTCAAATTTAGAGAGTTTGTTTCCATGAGCTATTACCAGCAAGGTGATCCAGGTGGCCCACCCCAGCATGATCACAGCTAAAAATATATAAAATACCTGGAGCCAAACCGGCATGAGGTTCTCCATGCTGCAAATCCTTTCGCTGTCCCAAAAAAAAACTGATAAACATGTAAACATATACAAAATACCGGGCCGGCGGCTTTAGGAATCCATTCCGCCCTACCGACCGACCCGGTCAGACGCAGGTTTTTACGCAAAAATTACGCGGCTATTTTTATTAGATAGCCGGCGAGGTCTTTGTCGCACATCAGTTTTTCGTCCAGGGCTGTAACAACCTTGATAATAGTGCCTTCGGACGCTTCCTCGCGGTAGCTGCTCACGCCGCAGAGTTGACCGCTACCGGCCCGCTCGGTCCAGACCATTGTCCTGGCAATACAGGGCACCATCATGTCACGAGATACGCCAGGGGCAATGCGGCAGAGCATGGCGTAGTCGTTTGACCAGATATTCGCGGAGATGGCCGTTTCGCCCTTAGGTGCGGAGTTGTAGACACCACTGCCAACCAGCACCCGCTCGACGCCAAAATAGGAAGCCAGATGACCGGTACTAATCTCGCCTCGTTTGACATTGGAATCGACATGTTTGATTCTCTCGATAACAGCATCGGTTAGACCGAGGTTCAGGAAGGTGTCATAGCTGATAATCAGCGCGTTGGGCTTGATTATTCGCATGGCCACTTTCCCTGCACTCACATCCACCAGCGGGTCGGCAGACGCCAGCGTATCCCAGTCCGCCACCGCGGCGTGCGGGGTGAAATTGGTCTCGTTGAAAATTTGATGAGCTACACGATATTCGTGGCCGCGAAGGATTACGCCAGTGGCGCGATCTGTGGCTATCCGCTCCATATTGAAGGCGGTACCGAACTCGGAGACTTCCTCGTCGTCGACGACCTCTTCCCAGCTCCTGGACACGCAGGCATACTGATCTGTCGTCAGCTCATAATCGCCGCGGGCAGACTTGCTCCGAGGGGCCTTGCGATCGTCGCCCATGGATAGCAATGCCTCGGCGCCGAGGACGCCGAAAACATCGCCCTTGCGATTGACCGGCAGGGCTGGTGAAACTATCGGGGCGATAAACTCATCCGTCCCCTGCGTGAGAACTTGCTGCATCGCTCGCTGCAGGTCGGGCCTTGGGGTGGTTGTTGGTTGCTGTGGCATGGTAGAATCCTTTCATTCGTGGTGCTTTTTGCCGCCGTTCATCCATGACTGGCGGGTTTTTTTGTTGTAAAACTACTGGTTGTTTTTTTTTGAAAAACTACCGCTGCATCTCGACCTGCAACTCGTCCACCCAAAGTGTTTGGGCAGCAGCGGCGGCGGCCTTGATGGCGAACGTCGGCGTAAGAGCCTCATCGTCCGGGATCAGGATCGTCGATCCGTTGTCGGTGAAGGCCTTGACGACAGTGCCGTCAATGGAAAACTTCACCGTGTCGACGCCATCCCAGTGGAACGCCAGTTCCACGCCCTTGGTGGCAAAACTGCCGATAGCCGCACAGTCGGCGATGTCTACCTCGGAATCTACCTTGTATTCCGTGGTGTCCTGCTCGACGAGACAGTCAATGTTCCCGTCGTGATCGACCTGGAAACCTACCCTGTCGCTCACACCGGCCAGGACGGTCGTGTCCGTAATGGCCAGACCGACGAACAGGTCAGAGGCGGAAACATCCTTCAGAGCCAGCCGCGTGCGGTATGTCAGTTCCTTGCCTACCTGCAGGGCAAACGCCTCGCCGTTGAGCTGCAGCTCACAGCTGTCGGCGTTGGCGTCGTTGGTGGTAAGCTCCAACAGCCCGCCCGGGCCGTCATCGGTTACCTTGCAGACCTCGCCATTGTCCGTATCACCGTCCACGACGGTCAACAGCCAGTTGCCCTTGTCGGGAGTTTCGGAAAACTTTCCACCGTCCTCGGTGAAACCGCTGATGAAATCGTCGTAGAGGACTATTTTGGCTTCGTCGGCGCTCTCCATACTCACCTGCTGCGAGCCTGCTCCGTAACCCATCAGGATAGCAGAGACGATACCCGCCGCGGTGCGAGCCTGTTGGGCCTGGGCCAGGGCCGGGCCGTTTGGCGTGGTCTGAAAACCGCCGTCGGCTGCTCCGTACAGATAGTCACCTTTGGCCACGGCACCGGTAACATAGACCGGGATCATCGCCGAGTGGTTCCGCAGGTACACCGCCACCGCGGCGTTGATAGCCACTCTGGCGGCGGTTACGCCGAGGAAATCCATATCATCCACGCCGGCATAGACCACCTTGCCGTTGGCGGCGTTTTTTACGCGTCGGCCATAGTTCAATGCAGCCGCTGCGACCTGGGAGAGCGGACTCTCGCGAAGCGGGGCTTCGTTGACATCCGGTACTTCATCGTAATCGGGGGTATAAGGTGTAGTCATGTTTGTATCTCCTAACAAGTGTGCCTGATTGATGTTTTTTTGTTTATTTGCCTGTTTCCTGCCTGCTACTTTTTAGTGTCGATTCCCTGCTCCTGACGCCACGCGGCGTACAGCGTGGGATGAGCTGCCATAGCCTCGTCCTGCGCTTTTTCGGGGTCTTTGGGATACATAGCGTCAAACTCCGCCAGGGCTGCTTCCCAGTTTTGCGGCCCGTCGGTGTCGGTGGACTCCGCGGTGGGTAGGTCATCGCCCGAGGCGGCGGGTTTTTTGACCATGCCTTTGAGCATTTCGTTCTCCGCCGTTAACTCTGTGTTGGCCTTTTGGGCCTCGGCGAGTTTTGTCTGGAGCGTATCGGCGAGCATCGCCTTGGCCGCGGTCTCGTCGCAGGCTCCATCGGCCAGGGCCTTTTCCAACAGATCCGGCTCGCCGGCCAACACCTTGGACACAGTCGCGCATCGTTGCCTCTCGTCGGATACAGCTTTGGTGGCGTCGGGTTTTTGCTCGGCCTGTTTGTTTTTGTCTTTCTCTGCCATGTTACTAATTCCTTTCGCGGTGGTGTCATTTTCTACGGCATTCATGCCGTCGGTTTCTGTGTCGGTGTTTTCAAAATCACCGTTATACATTCCGCCATCAGGCGAGTTGTTTTCTACCAGCTCTTCAAATGTCGCCAACCCGTCAATCAGGCCCAGCTTGAGAGCCTCGGCTCCCAGGTATACCCTGCCGTCGGCGATATGCTCAGCCCCCTCGCTGGCGGCTACGAGGCCTTCGCGGGTGAGTTGTTTTCTGCCTCGGGTTACCGCATCAATGAACAGGTCGTAATGACCCATGATCGTGGTCTTCCACTGTCGCTGCTGTTGCTCGGTAATAACCGTGCCCTGCGTGCCAGAACCTTTGTTGTCGCTGGATTTGATAGTTACCACATGAAAACCCTCGTTTTCGTAGGCCCGGTGCGAATCCAGTATCCCGGCGATAACGCCGATCGAGCCGACGACGGCGGACGAGTTGGCGAAAACCTTCTCGGCCTGGCTGGCCAGGTAGTAGGCCGCCGACGCGCAGGTATCCTCGGCCAGGGCGATAATCTTTTTCTTGTCGCGAGCCTGGAAAATCTCCCTAGCCAGGTCATCTATCCCCGCAACCGAGCCTCCGGGAGAATCCACGCGGATAATGATGGTCTCGACGGACTCATCCGCCAGAGCGAGCCGTAGGTTATTACGAATGGTTTCGCAGGAGCATCCCCGCCCGGCGGATATCCGCTCGACCAGCGTGGAGTATTTCGAGATCACGCCGAATATCGGTACCACGGCCACAGGGCCGATTGTCTGATAGTCAAACGGGCGGGCGGGCGTCTTGGCTTTCCCATCGACAGCTTTAGGGCGGACAATTTCGTCCACTTCTTCGCTGGTCAGAAACGCGCCGGCGTCCTTGCGCAACAGTACCTCGGCCATTCGTTGATAAAAACCGCCTTCCAGCATCCAGGCGGAAGATTCAAACGCGGTCAGCAGCGTCGCTATTTTGTGTATTTTGCTCATGCCGCTACCGCCTCCGCAGGTTGTGGGCGTTCCACGGGCTTGCCCTTGGGTTTGACAAAATTCTTGATCTGCAAAATCGGATGTATCAGTCCGGCATTGCCGAATATATCGACTTCCTTCTTCAAATCTTCCACCAATTCCTTCACCGTCAGGCCGCGTCGCTCGGCGATTTCGCCGATGGTGCGAATGCCGTTTTTGATGGCCATTACATCGGCCTGGATACCCTTGAGCTGGTCAACATACGGCCAGCTGGGGGGGTACCACTTGACCGCGAACGGATCGGACACGACGGGCAATACGCCAGATGCGATGCCGTCGCGAATCCATCGCTCCCGCACGGGATCACATATTGAGTTAATGAGCCATTTCTGCATCGTGCCAAAAACAAGCTGGCTCTGAATCACCGCCAGCCGTCCGGATGAATAATTCGTCTGGCTGAAATCCAGCAGAATAAGTTCCAGCGGCAGACCGATCGGCACGCCGATAATTCGCAGGACTGTGCGAAGATATGGCTCGAACACATCGCTCGGTCGCTCGTTTTTGAGCATAATTAATTTTTCGCCCGGAAACAGTTCGGGCCATTGGTTGGGGTCTTCCCGCTCGCCCCGCGTGAGAGTTGTATTAGACAGAGAGTCCTGAACCGCCGCGTCCATCATGGCCTTGGGCATTTCCCAGCCGGCGGTGGGGTCTCGCTCGATCACGCCGGGATAGTTTGCCTGTGCCCAGGCGGCGTTGGTCTCGGCCATTAAGTATTTGTTGAAATTCTCGTAGACCGGCAGGCAGGACGACAGGTCCGGCTCGCCTCGCGTCTGGCTGGACCGCTGAATATTGCCGGCAAAGGTGCAATGACTCGCGAGTATTCGCTTGGCGTTCCTTTTATCGTCCACGAATCCGCCAAAGGTGATGTGCTTGCGATTGGCCACCCAGTAGGCCACGGCCCGCCCGCAGGCGTCCAGTTCCACGCCGTTGACGATTTTTCGTTTTGTCCGGCTCTTGCCAAAAACGCCCGTGGGCGTGACTATCTGGTCGGCTTCCTGAATTCTAATGGTGCCCTTGTCGGTATGAACCAGCAAAATATCGCCGTCGGTCATTCGGCTGCCCAGTATTATCTGCAAGAGGCCGTGGAAGTCAGTTCTGCCGCGAGCGTCGCAGGTGGCCCATCGCTCATTGATATAATCATCGGCCCGCTGATTAAAATCGTTGCTTTGGGAGGTGGACTTGCAGCGGAAACTTGTGCCGACGACATTTTCCACCGTCCGCTTGACCGCACCGGCCAACAGAGGGCTGTTTCGTCGCCCGTCGCGACACTGCTCCATGAGCTGCCAGTGCGTCATTGACGAGAGATGGTTGTCCGCAGAGCCGCCCAGACCGGAAAAGAGAGTGCGGTACGGGCTGTACCTGGCCGCGTCGTAGCCGTCCTTTGCCTGCGCGGGCGGGGCGCCTTTTTGCGAGAAATTCTTGGCCGGCCCGGTCGCGTACTTCTGCATACTGGCGGGGAGGGTTTTGGCATTTTTGGCGACAGCGGCCATCAGGAATACCTCCCGGGGAGAGAAATTCGACTGGGCCTGGAGCCGCCCTGTTCCATTAGCGACAGGACTTCCATCTGGTCGATTTGACGCTTAAGAGCCGTCAGCGAGCCAAACCTGGTGGAGACGCCGCCGATGGTTACTTCTTCCACATCTCCGCCGGCTAAGCGCGCGGAATACGCGGCCTTGGCGGCAGTCAACAGCTCGGCGGTTGTCGGGCAGACGGTGGTTGTCATACCCTTTAATCAATTTAACTCGCCCGAAATTCCCTATAAAAAAATATAGAAATAGATGTTTTTGCAATTTTTTTTTTGCAGGGGCCGGAAAAAAGGTTAAATTTTTTATTGATAAATCCTTTGGTGAGAAACTGTTACAGTAACCAATGGCGTGATTCAACGATCTAGCCTGCGGGGGGTTATTTTATGGGTATGTAAGGCTTTAGTGGATAATGTCTGTCGCTCTGAAATCACTTTCGAACAGTTTTGCTAATTTCGTGTCAACTCCAAAGCGAGGAGGCAATTTTCCGAGTAGTAAGTCAAGAAATCGATAGGTGAAGTATCCTAATGCGAAAGATGTAGTTATCGTGGATATTATCATCATTAATGTGGCTTTCCACGCGGAGAAGTTAAGAGCTAACTTGACACTTAGAATCGCTATGACAGAATAAGTCACTATCAAGAATCCGGCAAAAACAATCAACACCGCTCGAAGCACGCCTTCAGTTATCTTGTTAGTTGTCTGGGCTAGCGGGGTGCCAAACCCCTTGATAGTGCCTTGCATTTCGGGAGGGTTGCCTTCTGATTGAGTGGTAAGCAGGAGTACAATCGCACCTTCTCCCGACCCAATGTAATCAAACTGGATGTCCATCTCTGCGTCGCCCGCGATCTTTGACAAGGTGAAGAGGTTCGTTGGTCGCGTCTGATAGGATATATGTGCGTATACGATTTTTCCTGCGGGTATAGCCAGTTTTAGATAGTCCGTCGATGCGAAGTCGCCTGAGTGAATAACCTCATTTCCCGCATTCCATAACATGACCTTCACGGCGCAGAGGTCGAATAGTTCTTTGTTGTTGTAAGAGAAATTGAGGCCGGGCACTGATGCTGTGTGGTATGAAATCAACTGAAAGGCTCTACTGTCGAAGTAAATTTTCTTACTGCGTCGCGAACGACGGTAAAATATACATGCGATTAGAATACCGATAACACCGATAGCGACGCCGATGATGCCCCATACTTGGTTGTTTATCCAGCTCATATATTCTTTTCTCCTTGCAAGCAGGATGTCTATGTTGGAATCCCTATGTCATGTTCGTTATCCGCCGCAGTCTCGCATGAAACTCGACACTCGTAATCCCTGACTCTACCAGATCCGCGAAGCCATCCTCAGAAAGTGGCAACGGATTAGCATGTGGCTCTCGCCTTGTATCGAAGTGTGTTGATCTATACCCGATGCCGATCTTCATCCCGTCCGACGAGCCACCTTGTTCCTCTGGGTAGTCAGGGCGGAAAATGTAGCTTACTTTGTAGGGTATAGCCCGAAGGGCGAGGCGAGCAAACTCGGCCGGTACCAGGGCACCAATAAAAACTGCATCCGGCGGACGCTTGTCCCGATGTTCCGCAAAACGACATGGGATTCCCTTGTTCTTCATAACCCCGCAGAACTCAAGTGCTTGATCACGAGTGAAGCCTTTCGCATGCCAGTACACATCCGCTGTAGTCGCGTGGGACGCTGCTGCATCAACATCACCAGTATGTTCAAAACCGATATTTTGGTATTGTACGGTGGTAGTAAAGACTGAGAGGTTGTTTCGCGTAAGCTGCAACATTTCTTCAAGAATTTCCCTTTCTGTACGCTGCTGCCGCTTCGTTGTAGGAATGGTCGCAGCCTTCATCAAGTCTCCCTCGATGTCTCCCCATAATTTGACGAACAAGCGTTCCAATCTCTCTGTTTCCATCGGCTGTGGCCGAATATTGTTAAGGGTCTCCAATAGCGTGAGCGTGCCATCGCGGTTAACATCGAGGCCTTGAAACTGTGCCAGAGGATATGGGATTTCAGCTGCTTTCAGATTGAGCCTAAATGGAATAACGCACGCAGCTTCCAGTTTCTTCGCAAGGCTCCCTGCCTCAAACAACACCCAAGGAGCACCGATGTTTTCGGGGGTAAGGCACACTATACCGGTGTCTGTGGTCTCCAGGGACTTCCCAAGTGAAGTCGCCCAACGAGCACCAGCACCAATATCATGCTCCGACATGAACGGTTGGATGTTTTGCAGCACATCGGGAAGCCAATCCCGTAGCGCGAGTGCGACGGCTCTGCTCCTGTCACCTGACCAACTTAGGAATACATTCATACGCTACTCGCTCCCTGCATACACGCCCAACAGAGTATTATCCAGCCCATAACAATAAATAGCTTGATGCATTCAGAAAAAATTGTCAATCAGAGAAAATTATTTTTTTACCGCTATCCAGCCAGCGAAGTTCATCCATCGCCAGAAACAATCGACGCGGGCGAACCCCGCCTGGGTCAACAAGTCCTCATTCCACTTGGCGGTAACGGGGACCAGGACGCCCTGGAGGGCCTCGCGCTTCTCGGCTATCGAGGCCAGGCTGTAACCGTTGGCGTGTTTCAGATCGTAGTATCGCTCCACGAACTGATCGTCCAGGTCAGCCGAACAGCCTAAAATCTTTTCGACCAGAATAAACGCGCCGCCAGGGACGGTGTTGCGGAAAACTTCAGCCACGACCCGCTGACGGTATTCCAGCGGGATAAACTGGAGCGTAAGAATTCCCAGCGTTACGCTGGCCGGCACGCGGGGGTATTGCTCCCGCAGATCGGAGTTGCGTATCTCGACCATGCCGCATTGAATATATCCGGCGAACCGCTCACACACGGCCTTGTACATCGGCTCGGATACCTCGACGCCCACGAAAAAATTGTGAGAGCCGAACTTCTGAATCAGCGGTGCCATGGCCGCCCCGCGAGAGCAGCCCAGATCGACTATCGCGGTATCTTTTTGCACATACCTACAGGCCAGCTCAAAGACGGCTTTTCGCATGGTGTCGTAATCCGGGATCGACCGGGCAAGCATGTCGTCAAAACAGCCGGTAACATCTTCGTCAAATTCCCACTGCCCGGCGGGCTTGTGGTTTACTGAATCGTTGGGGGTGTCGGTAGTGTGGTCCATTGTTCATCTCCCACTGCGATGGCAGCTATGCCAAGGTTCGCGTACATTGCCCGCGTTTGCGGGTTGGATTCTATCGCCAGATACTTTTGTGGATCATTGCCCCACCGGGGAAAGATTCGCTCCAGGACAGCCCGCTTCTTAAACGCCGGCGGGTACAATCGCAGGTTGTTAAAAAACGCCGCCGTCGGCTGGAAGCCGGTCTTGTGAAAAATGCTCGCAAGCGTAAGGCGGTGATATTTGACTGGCCTGGCGGTTATCAGAATAACCGTCCGCTCCAGAATCAGATCGATAAGCCAGTAGCGGTACTGCTCTATCTCGATCTGGCAATAGAAGGGAGATTTTTTAATATGCGAATTGGCGACAAGCGTGTAATTCAAATCCAGAAGGATTATTTGGTTATTTTTTTCTTTATTCATAATTTTACCCTTATCAATCTTTTTCGTTTCAAAAAGGCGTCAATGGCCTGGTTAACCAATCCCATCCGGCTACCGTCGGGATATGGCAGGTCAAATTCAAACTCCAGAGCCGCCCGCAAGGAGGCCGGATCGATGGCCCTTGGTCTGCGACAGATGGCCTGAACATTATTCGACTGTTCAGAAATCTCGACCGACTCAAAAACCGTCTCGAACAACTCGCGAAATTGCCGTCGGCTGTGATATTTCTGCACCTTGGGCGTTTGGGAAATGTCGCCCAGCTGGATATTGTCTTCGTAGTCCAGCCGGAATGTCAGATTGTTCTGATGCGTGGCGTTGATATACTCCTTGCCGTTTAGCGACTTCCAGCCGGTCTGGTTATCGCTGCTGGCACAGGCGTACAGTCTGCACGACCCATCACACAGGGCAGAGCAAATCGTAACTATCTGTCGCCGGTCATGCTCAAAGGGCACGCTGTTGAGAACCGAGCTGATAAAAATACTCGAGAACTTTTTGCCCGTGGCGACGGCTTTCAAAAACTGCCGGCTCAAGTGAATACTCTCGGCCTTGTCAATCTGGCTATCCGGCCCCAGGCGGTACGGCTCAAACGGCGTAACATCCAGACCCGCCTGCTGTAGCAGGCGGGTTTCGGTCAGATGCCCAGCTCCGAAATCCAGAATTTTTTCACCGTGAATAGCCGTCCATCGCCGCCGGTGGCTCGGGTTGAGGATATCGAATTGCTTGGCGGGTTTTGCCCCGACAGTTGCGAAAACGAAACCTCGCCCGAGATACGACCTCGCCCTCCGTGCCCGGCGAAAACTGTTGTATCGCAGCAAATCGTCGTACCGCTCGTGAATGGAAAAGTCCATCGACAGAAGATTCAGCATAGCCTCGGCCAGGTCAGCCTCGGCGTCTGATATTTTCACTATCTCGGCGGTGGCCTTTTTCATCTCCGCGAGCATTTCCAGGCGGCCTATCCCATTGACTACCAGTCCCGAAGGTCTGGTAATAATCGGCATGAGGATTCCCTTGTGCAGCAACATCCGGGAAATCACCGAGGCGTATTTTACCCATCGGGCGGAATTGACTCGCAGCAAGGGCTTGATGGCCACCCGGGCAGATTTTAAGCACGGGTAAAATTCAGGAGAATTCGGCTGCTTGTCCGGTAATCTTTCGGCCACTTCCTGTACTCTAGCAGACCGCAGCTCGCTGGTCAAACTGGCAGTTGTATCCGCAGAGGCCAGGTCGTTTGTCGCCCTATTAAACGCGATATTCACCGCTTTACGCTGGGCGAGTTCCATTTCCCTGGTGTATTCCACCGGCACCTTTGACAATCCAATCCGCCGGGCCACTATCAGCCTCTGGTGTCCGCTGAGTATCTCACCGTCGGCGTCGGCGTAGATAGGCAGGAGGAAACCCAGTTTCCGTAGCGACAGCTCGATCATGTCGAGCCTTGCAGGGTCAGTTGTTCGCGGGTTGTAGGTGCTGGGCCGAATATCGCAAATCGATATCAGTTTCATAGGCCCAGCCTCCTTTTCATTTCGTCGATGACGGCATCCTCGTCGAATCCGGACGACTGGCGTAGATTCTCCAGCCAGGCCTCGTATTTTTTCCTGGGTACCTGCCATCGGTACCCGCCGACGGTAACGCCGACATCAGCGATGGTTCGCTTTGTGCTGGCCCTGGTGGTGCCTCGCCCGGAGCCGCCGTCCAATATTTCCAGGATTTCTTCGACATCGTTGCCAAAACCCGCCGCCGCGAGGGCCTTTTCGTCCTCGGCGGCAATGGCGGTTATCTGCTCGGCCAGGACGGGCTTGTTCCATTTGCTGAACTCCGCCGTCCGATTGACGGCTATGGCCAGGGCGTTTAGTTTCGCGCCCTTGAGATTGCTCCCCATCGCGGCGATATGACTCCAGCCGAGAATGTCGCGGGCAGCCTCCAGCACGCCGTTGCCGTGTTTGACGATTCCCCGCGGGCCCAGGAGAATCGGAAGCTGCTGTCCGAACTCCTTCAGGCTCGCGGCTATTTTCGTCAGAGAGTCCGATCCATGCTGGTTGGCATTGTCGGGGTCAAGCCTCAGCGACTCTATCGACACCGCGAATTGTCGCAGCTTCGGTGTGATATGACGCAGGTTCGGCGTTTTGCGATTCGTTCTTTTTGTAACCATTTTTCAAGACCATTCTCGTGGCCGCCGATATATTTCCGTTTACATCTCTCCAAAAATTGCCGTCGGGGGTGTAAAAGGTCGGGAAGTTCCAGCTTCTCGACGCTGTCGGTTTGGCGTGGCCGCCGCCGACCGCCCTCGATGGCGTTTTTTGCTTTTTTACAAAAAACTACCTGCGGGGAATCTTCGCGGTGTTGCCGCAACTGTCGCAGACATACCGGCGATATTCCGGGCCGGTATAAGTTACCCGCATGATGTTCTGACAACGCCTGCACAGCGTTCCGCCGTTGACATGCGAGGGCGTTTTGCCTTTGTTGTTTTTCGTCTTTCGCTTTGCCCACAGCCGCTTGGCCAATTGCTCATGATCGCCCTCGGCGGATAGCCCTGAGGCCCTGGCCAGTGCTCGCAGAAAATTATCCGGCTTTTCGCGGATATCCTTCAGCTTGCGAAAATCCTGCAATGTGATACCTTGCAAAAGTTCCACCTGGTTTTCGCCGGTATCCAACTCTTGCGATTCGGGGGCTTCCGTTCCCTGTGCGTCGTGTGTCTCTTCCATGATTTTTGATCCTTGTATTGTGCAGGCAAGGCCTGCTGGTTAGTAATGGCCGGTCAGAAACGACCGACCTGCGATTGCTGGTTTTTCTTTTTTCGCCGCGCCCCCCTCTTGGGAGCCTCCGACATGTTGGGGGTGTTGGCAATGTCCGTCAGCCGGGAAACCCCCGCACGGTGTGCAGCCACGGCGGCCAGAACCAGAGCATCAAGGTAGTGATTGGCGGTGCGTTTTTTCTTGAGTTTCCATACCAGCTTTTTTTTGCCGTTTTTGTATGTGGGCTTCAGCTCCTCGCTGGTTATCTGATTCCAGAATTCGTCCGAAAGATAGTCCGGTATGTGCATATAGCCCGCCCCTGGGTAGGGGTTGCTCATCATCTGATAGAGCCGGTTCTTCCAGGTGAGGGTCGAAACATTCACGCGGATCGCGTTGGGCCTGAAAATTCGTTTTCGCCCTCGGCGACCCTCATCGTCGTTGAGTATCTTGACCACTACGGGCTGATCCTGGTTGTCTATGCCCTTGGCGGGGAAAAAGAAACTCGGGTCGGCCAGGCTATCGCACACGCCGTAAACGACATCCGTAACATTGCCGTCGCCAGAGTCAATCCCGGTCGACGAGAGGCCTATCTTCTCCGCGTGGCCGGCCCACTCCCACGACCGCGGCAGAAGTTCCCGTTTGATCGGCTGGTAGTTGTGGGGCTGGTCAGTTTCTCCGCGATGAAATGTTCCTGAAATCGTGCAGCCCGCGTCAATCCATTCGGCATAGATCGGCCAGCACTCCCACATGTAGCCCCACGCGCAAACCACGACATAAAACCCGTGTTTCTGAACATCAATACCGCAGGTCAACAACTGGGCCCTTTGTGGTACCAAGTCGACCGCGATATCCACGCGGTGATCCTTCAGCGCCGCCTCTGAAAACGACTTTTCCGTTTCCTTCCACGGCTCGGCACACTGCAGATTTATAAAATTCTGCAGGTATTTTACCTGGGCCGCTTTTTTTCGCTGAATCGCAAAGGCGTATTCCGCTGCGAGCTGGCCGGCGTTTGTGACATTCGGGTGCAGCACGAATGCCGGCAGACGAAACGAGCGGTGCCTAGCTGTGTGATTTTTGCGGAGCTTTTTATATAATTTCTCCAACGCCTTCGGGCGATTGGGACTTTCTATCTGACTGTCGGGGTTTCGCCAAAAATCTTCCCATATCGCAAATCGCTCGGCGGCTTTATCTTCCGACATGCCGGTGGGTATCCACACGCCACGAGTTACGGCTCCCCAACGCTCGGTTTCTGTCCACTCGGCGGCGCACTTGCTACAAAAATATCTGGCTCGGTCGCCGTCGGTATATTCTTTCGGCTCCAGCAGGTGCCCATCCTCGCCCTTGTCCAGGCTGTACTGATCCCAGGTGAGCATTTGACGAAATCCACAATGCGGGCAGGGTACGAAAAATTCGCAACTGTCCCCGGCGTTCAGTTCATTATCCAACACATCCTCTTCCAGGGCGGGAGAGGAATTGACCAGCATCATTCGATAGTAAAACCATCTCTGCCGGGCGCGGGCCTGGCCGACCGGGTTTCCCTCCTTGCCGCTGCCGGCGGGATATTTGCCGGTCTCGTCCAGGACGATGTACGGCAGAGGTACATCCGAGAGCGTTATCGGCGAGCCGGCGAAACCTGTGTATATGTTCATGTTGTCCAGCTCGGCCCCGCCCTCGGTCATGTTTCGCAGCGGCCCGAGGTGTCGTTTCAATATCGGATTTGCCCCGAACATACCCCTGAGCCGTTTTACTCGACGGGCCAGGGATGTTTCGGTGGGTAGGACAGTCAAAAATCCCCCAGGTGACTCGCACACTACCCAGGAGCAAAACGCATTGGCCAGCGTGGTACCGCCGCCCTGTGTGCATTTGCTGGTAGTTACCTGATCAATTTCCACATCCGACAGGCAAAACGCCACTTCAATCCAAAACGGCACACGCTCCCACGA